CCCGAAACATACGTCTATGTCAACGGCTTCCCTAGGCAGCCGAGGGGTGTTACACCATATCCGTTCGAGTCTTGGAAGGGAGTGGTGCCTTATGAGTACATATTAGGAATTTATGGTTTTACTTACCATTGCAATACTTATTGTAACTATTCTGAATAATCGAAAGTAAGAAAAAAACACCTCAGCCGGCTAAGCTATGAGGTGTTTCATCTTAAAATGGTTTTTGCCGGACGGATAGGACGTATCTATCGCTCGGCTGTCTTGTTAAGTATATTATACAATATTATAGACGTTTGTCAAAAATAAATGACCTCCTTGTTTATTTCAAATGGATTACATATTCTTTAATTTCGCTTGGTTGGACATGGAGATACTCGCAGATACGGTTTAATGTATCTGTTATGAATATTTCACTTTTGCTGATTTTAGACACAACATTTGCACTTATCCCAGTATCTTTGCACAGTTGTGTCTTTGTTATTTTGCGTTCATTTAAAAGTGTGTCAAGTTTATAATATACTATCATGTATTCCGACTTCCTTTTATATGTTCAAAGATAGCATATTATTTGACTTTCTTCATGCAATTAAATACTAATGCACTCTTAAAATATATTTACGTACTTGTGACCGTCTACACTTTATGTAGGTGCAATAAAAGGGTAATTTGACGTTTACAGCGAATACGTCTTATGCTCTACAGGAAAATGAATCATTCAATATAGAGCTATCAGACACTCTTGAAAGTGATATTGTATTCACTTCTGATGTATATGGATATATTGATGCAGATTATGTTATTACAGTCAAGGAAGTCTACGTATATCTGAAGTCTACATTAAAAAACTTTGTAGACTTCTCGTAGACATTTGCATAGTATGAACGTGTAGACTAGAAAAATCAACAAAAAAATAGAGAGCCTTTAGATCTCTCTAAAAGCCCTCTAAACCATTTAAATACTAGGTTTTTATTTAGAACTTGCCAGCGTTAGCAGCTTCCTCAACAGAAACAGCTACAGCAACTGTAGCACCAACCATAGGGTTGTTACCCATTCCAATATAAGGAACTAATATGCAACCTACTTTATCTGCTAATGGCTAAAAAATGGCTTATTTCCGCCATTATTTCGATGTATGTTTTTTCTACGCAATTTACACTTTGCCTATTTTTACTATTTATCACTCAATCTACGTGGACAAAATGTGGACAAAAAAAATAAAGATATAGTTAGGTTAATTCTTGCCAAAATGATATTATAAAACACTAAATTAACCAACTCTTTATTTAAATGGTTTTTATCAACTCATTCACTCTCTTCTGGATCTTATCCGGATTATATCTTGCTGCCTTGAGGCGGTCAATACGTTCCTGTCCATTGCCCCAGCGGCCAGCGATTACCTCTCTTGCAATCTCATCTGTGGATTTTACGTGTGACGCTTTTACCTGCTTGTTGACCTCTGCCTGAACTTTCGCATAGTCGTACCCTGCCTTGGTCAACTTTGACTTTCTAACGTCGCCGTTCCCCCATTTGCCTGCGAGGACTTCCTTTGCTATCGTTGCAATGGACTTCTTCTTTATGGTAGGCTTAGCCGTTGAAGATGTTGCAGTCTTAACCCCAGCATACTTCTGCCAAGTCACCTTGGATATGTACGCCTTATTGAGATCAAGATTACCATTATATCCGTTGAGTCGTCCATGGGAAGAGTACTGCCTGATAATGCAGTCATAAGAGCCCTCATTCCAAGGAGTCTTCTGGAATCCAGTATCGTTATTATCTGCATACTGAGCTATCCAGAGTGGGTATCCAGCAGACTTAACTCTATCCATCGATGACTTCTGAATATATATGAAAGGTTTGATCCCTGTCCGCTTATAAACGTATGAGCACCATGCCTCGCACCACTCCGTATCATCTCTGCCAAATCTAGGATTGTTGTCGGTTTCCCAATCAAGGGCTATGATCCCCTTACCTATGAACTTCTTTATCTTACCTAAGAAGAAATCTGCCTCCTTCTTGACGTCCCCTCCATTTGCATAGTGATACATACCCAGTAAGCGTCCAAGTTTGAGCGTCTTGTTAGCATGGTCATTGAAACACCTATTGAAGTAGTCTGATCCCTCGGTAGCCTTGACTATTATAAAGTCGCAAGCCACCTTAGAGAGGTTAATGTCATCCTGATGCGCTGATATATCTATTCCATTCATATTATTCGCCGCCTTTCTCTTCACTCTTTGATGTTAATATGTCTATTGCTTTATTGATTACCTCAGGAAGCGGTACACCCATGAGACCAGCGTTCTCAACAATACTGATCGTCTCATTTACAATAAATCCTATTATCACCGCATCCCGGATATAGTTTGAGCCTATCGCCAGATCAAGCCTATAGGCTATCAATACAAATAAAAGGGACATGCCCTTACGACATAATCCCTTCCATCCTGCCTTGCTCTCCAAGGCTCCTGATGCTGTTTTCTTGCTGTTGTGAAACACTCCAGCCACCACCAAGCCACTCACATAGTCAATGGCCATGAACATGACCAATGTTGCCAGTCCAGCATCCCATCCACCAAACAGGGACGCTATCACACCGCCTATTGCTCCAGCGGTTGTACATATTGCATTTTTCATTTTTCCGTCTCCTTTCTCTTATGCTATTCTTACTGCTTTCATGTAACTAGCAGTTACATTTATGTTTGCTCCGCTACTCTGCCATGCCTGTAGATAGTACTTTGTATCTTCTGTCACAGACATTATCCACTGGCACTGTACATATCCAGTTGCAGCTGTGGCTGTTCCAGGAATAACATTTGTTGTCTGGTCAAAACCATTATCTGATGTAGCAAATCTAGCTCCCAGTCTGCCTCCCTTTGATGCAGCAAATAATATCGTTCCTGTCATCATATACACACCTGGCGGCAATGTCACTGAGGAGTTTGTATTCGACCAGACTCCTGATTTTATAGCCTTTGCTGTTGTTGAATTACCATAGAATGTTTCGCCAATACGGTAACCATTGCGGTAATAATCCCCTAAAACAGATAATGATGACTCACCCGAATTATCGCCAATGATTGTGTGCTTTCCGAGAAAGACAACACCAGACTTAGCTAAGCTCATTGAATTGCCATTCGTTATGTATATACCATCACTGCCGATCACAAGCTGCCGCTTCAGCTCGCTTATACCAACTATGATATTGCCGTCCTTGAATGTTATATACTTTGAATAGTTGTCCGGGTCCGCTTCGTCAACGTTTATAAGTTTCTCCCAAAACAGCTTCAACTCATTGCCTGACTTTTCAACCGACAGGGCCTTGTTATAAGCTGCCTTTGCTGCCTCATAGCTACTAGACTTTGAAACATCGGAATAGCTGAATGTCTTGCCGTCGCTCATAATAGTCAGATCAACAAAATATAAGGTATTTGTAGAGCCATCCGTATAAGACGGCTCTGTGGTTTTCCAATTACCTCCAGGATTGATGGTTGTAGGCTTAGCTGGTGCTGTAACCGTGGATGACTGAAGTAGATAATATCTTGTTACACTCTTGACATCCTTGACATTAAATATGGTTATTTCTGCCTTGGCTTTGATCATAGCCATAGAAACACCTCCTTACGCTTCAAGCTGACATGTGTAAGCCTGAGAGTTGTCTACGGCTCCAGCAGTAACCGTATACGTCTTTGATGTAGACACAAGTGTTGCCCCTTTATACCATTTTATTGTTCCAAGTCCAGATACAGTTCCATTATCAGCTATTATCTGTTCGGCGCTTCCTTTAAATACATGTGCTGTAAGCACGGTAGAACCGGTATTATTTTTAAAGATAATGCCGTTGCTTGATGTGATTGTTACAGTTATTGCGTCTGCTCCTGCATTGCCTTGAGGTCCCCGTGGTCCGGTTGGTCCAGTATTCCCCTGTGGTCCGGTTGGTCCTGTAGCCCCTTTATCGCCCTTGGCACCTGTTTCACCTTTGATTCTCGCCCATGTATATGAACTGACGGTTGCTGGGTCTGTCGGGTTATAATCCGTGCATGTACCTATATACATTCCAACATCTTCACCCGAGTTTGACGTGAATGTTTTCCCTCCATCATTTGAATATTTTACATGAAAATATGATGTCTTACCGTTTACCCCTGTTGCTCCTGGAGTTCCATTAGTGCCGTCCTTAACAGTCTGGGTATGTGTGCCGTTTTTATCGGTGATGGTTATGGTTGTCACACCATTGGTTTTGGTGACCGATACAGTTGGGGATACCCCCTGGGGGCCCTGTGGTCCGGTTGGACCTGTAGCTCCTGTATCGCCCTTAGCACCTGTTGCACCTGTTCTCGATACTGCAAACGAAAACTTCTTACTAATTGTTATTCCATCAACAACAACAGGGATAGTCGCTTCACATGCGGTTGTCAACTTTGCTGTCAGTGTAAATGTGATTGTGACTTTTGAAGTTCCACTGTTGCTTACTCCCGCTGTCACTCCTGTTGGGCATACGATTGCCTTAGGATCTACTGTAACAACGGAACACATGTTATTACCGCAATATGCTGCTGCATCTGTTGTGCATTTAGAACCGGCCACAGCTCCCTGCGTGTCCCCAAGAAACGTATACGCCTCGCTTGACAGCACAACGTTATATGCGTCTGACACATCAAGTACTGTAATCTGATCTGCTGCTTTTATTGTTGCCATAGATTATTTTCCTCCTCGTTAATCTGTTATAAGTTCACACATGAAAGTTACCTTTGTATCTACATCTTCTGGTGAAAGAGTAAAAGAAAATCCGTCGTTCCCCATTCTTGAGTCGGCGGATGATATAATTCCATATGATTCTTCATCTAGCCTCTGCCATTTCCATTGAATATACGCAGAGCTTCCATACGTTTCATGTAACTTATCTATATCTGTTATCCTGTCTTTTCCGTGGTATATCACCACAGATAATACTGTTGATACTGCATTATTCTTGAATACCGTTCCTCTTGATGATTCTATTCTCAAAAGTGTGGTTATCTCATCTCTAACATTATCAACATCCTGCTTTATGTCGCTTAGAATATTTTCTATGTTTTGCTTGCCAAGGGTGAACTTATCTGCTGATATAGCAAGATGTGATTCTCCTTTATTGTCCACATAAAACATAACAAAATTATCCGAATCCCCGATGTTGAGCTGTCCGTCACTTCCAAGATATGCGCCCCTGGATGTATTGCTCACGCTTTCTTTTGTGCCAGAGAATAAACCACCATCAGCTATGTGCCAACCGCCGATTGTCGCCCCAAAGGCAACGAGATCGTCAACAGCAATCTTAGTTGCCGTGATAGACTTAGCTCTGATCACACCACCATCAAGGCTGTTGTAATCCGTCTGCTCTTTCTCTACTGTATTACCATCAGTATTCAGCTTGTAATACAGTCCATCTTCACCTTTGATGACCAGCTTATCCGCTATGACTGTTCCACCCTTGATGCTGTCGCCTAAAATAGTCACTCCAACGAGCGTTCCTGTAACCTTCTGATCACCGACCACAACATCTTCAATCAGTCCTGACTTGGCGAAAAACTGCTCCAGTGCAGCCTTGCCTATATTTGCAAAGTCAATCTGAGCATACTTGATGTCTGCATCTGTCACATCCAGTTTATCTGCATACAAGCGTCTGTACACTTGCTGAACATAGCTCTCAGTTGGACTTACAAAAGTCGCTTCACTAAATTCTGTGCTGCCATATGATCCGATAGCCGTTATAAGCCCGCCATCATAGCTGAAATCGAGACTCATAATCGGCACTGAATATGCTTTGCCATCTCTGCTCAATACCTGTACTATATCTCCAAGCTCAAGCCTCATATCACCAGCGAAACTGCATGTCGTTGGATGATAACTCATATCCTTTAACTTTGCATACAGGCCATCAAGGATCTCCTGTGTCATCAGGAAATTGCTTGTTGCTATTCCTGTCAGCCCCTGTCCTGATTTAATTGTATTGTTCTCATCAACAGCACATGAGATATACCCAACCTGAAACACATTCTCCTGCACAACAACATCATCGAACGACCTGTTGAGTTCAACCGAATAATCTGTTGTCGTGTACCACTTGAAATCAAGCACTCCATCCCTGTCAAATGTCGCAAACTTGCCGTCAAGGCCGGCTATAAAACCAACTACCTGTCTGTATGTGTAACCATCAAAGGTTTTTGATATACTGATACCTGACGGAGCATTCTTCATTCTGATACCTGTCAATGCCTCTATCTCTGCGCATACTTCCGATATATCACAAGGATATAAGATATTAGACAGATAATATCCAGACATCTTGTAAGCCATCCTATCGTATGCAGTGAACGTGATCCTGCCATCATCAACAGTAGGTTTCTGTGCCATGAAGTATCCCATCTTGACATACTCTATACTGTCATCATCAAGCATGAGGCCTATCTCAAGCAGAATTTCCCTGCCGGTCAGACTTATATCCGGCTGTATCATTGTGATATCAAGCTGCGTGGAGCTGGCGCACCCTATCTCTAAGGTGCTTGTACCAGTTCCGGCTATACACTTCATATCAACACTGACAAAACCGGATTCTATGACAGTGTCATCACATGTTATACGTGCTCTGAAGGTTCTGCCCTCTCCCATTATTCTATTGTCAAAGTCATCTGATACATTCGTGTACATCTGATATCTCCTACTTCTCTATCAGGTCAACTCCAACCCCTGTATATCTGTACATTCCATCACGCACATCATATACCGGGTATGTCGGAGCGCCTGCATACATCCTCTTTGTTACATATTTCTTAGTTCGTGGATCCTTAAATTTGACATCAAAAAAAGAATCATAGATTGCGCTTTCGATAAGTGCTATCTGTGATTCTGTGAGATAATTCCACTTAATTTTTAATGTCATCTTTCTCGCCACTATATCGCCGAACATTTCTCCATCCGAAACTCGTCCAGTGTTCTTGCTCCAGATCTTCTCTGGTGCATAAGTGAGACCACCATTGATTGCTGGATCTGGCATGTCCACTCCATTTATAACAAGTTCTGCCACAGTCTCACTCCTTTCTATACCAATAATGGATTCTTACCTGTCTGGATTGTCCTGTCGTTGATGTCCTTTACAACAACATCCGTAACCTCTTTTCCGCCAACGTACACCTTTATTACTGGTGTGCTTCCACCTGACTTGCCGCCATTGTTATTCGCTGCTGTAACAGCTCTATATACACCAGCTTCAATACCCTCAACAATCTGGGCATTATTAGCAACCGCAGTCTTGCCGTTGCTGAACTTACCAACAAGTTCCCCATGGTTCGCCATAAACAAACCGTCCTCCGGGAAGCCGCCGGTTGCAAATGTCGAAATATGACCAACATCAAAACCAAAAGTATTTCCGTCATATAATGTTCTTCCAAAAACCTTTATTTTCGGAATTGTAATACTAATCTTATTGAGATTATCAATTATATGAGTATTTATCCAGCCAATAACCGTATTTATAGCTGATTTGAAGCTATCTTTGATCTCCTGCACAGAAGTAGCGGCTTTTATCTTAAATGATATAGTCTTATCTCTCCACTGTGCTGATCTGCTATTCCACCAGCCACGTATACTTGATATTGCTGTGCTTGCTTTTATTCCAAAATACGAAGCCTTACTCTTCCAGCCTGATGCTAATGAACGCCACCTTGATCTCACATTTGCTATTTTTGTGCTTACCTTTATTCCAAAATATGAAGCCTTACTCTTCCAGTTGTCAGCTCTTTCTTTCCACCATTGCTTGACTGCTGTTGGTGTTGTTGCAACGATTGCTGTCAACAAGGCTGTCTTATCTTTCCAGTCCTGCAGCTTATCTGTTGCCCAATCTTTGATCTTGCCAACAGTTGCCTCGTCAAGCGCCGCTGACAGCTTCGCCGCTATTGGCAGCGACTTATCATCAGAACCGCCCCACAGACTCTTTATCGACTCCCATATATCTGACAAGGTATTCTTTAACTTGAGACCAACCTCAAGTGCTGTATCCTTGAGTTTAGCCCATACATCTTTGATACCTTCCCATATCTTCTGTGCCTGATCTGACCAGTCTGTACTCTTGATCTGATTGATAATAGCATCCCAGATAGCAAGTACCAATTTGTAAAATGCGCCTGCAACACTGATGACAGCCTTGATAGCGCCTGTAATGATTCCTATCCAGTCTACCGATGTTATTGCATCGACAAGATCTGTACCAATAGAATCCCAGTCCACTTCATCGAAGAATGTCGATATACTGTTCAGTACACCCTTTACACCCTCACCGAAGGTCTTACCACCCTTCTTAAAGTCTATCGCTCCAAAGAAGTTATTAACTGTCTTGCTTGCACTCTCCCCGGCTTTCTTCCAATCAAACGTCTTGACAAAGCCAAAGCCTGTATCTACGACATTCTGAACCGCTGTACCAAGCGTATCTCCAGCCAGCGACCAATCTGTAGTGGACAGCGTGCTGTTTAGTGTTTCCGCAAGGGACTCTCCCCACTTCTTAAAATCAAACTTCTTCTGGAATGTATTGATTGCTCCCAAAATTGTATTGATTCCATTACCAAGTGTGGATCCTACAAGATTCCAGTCTGTCTCCTCAACTGCTCCATTTAAAAAGTCGGCTATCTTCTCGGCTATGCTGTTGCACTTTTTCTGGACACTGCTCCAATCAATTGATCCTAAAGCACTGTTTATCTTGTCTCCAAGAGCCTTTCCAACAGCTTCCCAGTTGCCGCTCTTGATGGAATCCGCAAGGCTGCTTGATATATCAACCTTTGTGGTTTCCCAGTTGCCTGTATTCAGTCCGTTTCCTGAGCTGCCGCTTCCGGAGCTTCCACTGTTATCATCCAGCTTGGTGATCTGATCAAATCCAAGCAGGACATTCTGCAGTTCTTTAGCACTTGCAGCCGACTGGTCAAGGCTTGCCGAATAATCTTTCTGAGTATATACAGCCTTTTCAAATGTTGTTTGACCTGTAAGGTATGCAAAGAACTCAGCCAGCTTGTTAAATGCATCAGCCACAGTGTTCACTATACTTGTAAGTATCGGCGTTATATAGCTGAGAAGTGGCTGAAATGCTGATAATATGCTACTCTTCAGATAGGTAAATGAGGATGCCAGCAGTGACAGATCATTGTTCACAACAACCGACTGCTTCGCAAAGCTCTGCAAGGTCTCACCCATTCCACTCATAAGCTGCATAAACAGCATTGAGAGCACCATAGACTTAACCATTCTGGATGTCTGTACAAACTTTGAGCTTAATCCTGACAGCTTATCTTTAAGCGATGATAAGCCTCTTCCTATCAGTGTTGTATTCTCATAAAGTGAGAACAGTCTGCGCCCGGCACTGCCCGCCACAGTTCCAAAATTCTTTATGTGGGACACGCCATTCTGGAATCTGTGAATCAGTGACGCAGTAGCATTACCAACGTTCTTGACAGTAGATGCAAGTCTGCCAAAGAAGCCGGTAGATGTATTCTGAGATGTATTCTGCAAAGCGGCACTGAGCTGTGATATGCGTTCCTGTGCCTGCTGTATAGAATCCCTTGTCTGCTGCATATTTGCCTGAAGCATTTCCTGCTTACCGCTTAAACTTGCTGACTGTGTCGATGCCGTACTATATGCGTTCTGAAGTGATCTCAGTTTATTCTCCTGCTGAGTAATAATAGAGTTCATTCTCTGAAGCCCCTGCATGCTTCCAAAGTTTCTGCTTTCGGCACTGACTCCTCCCATGGCTGTTTCCAACTTCTCAAGTCTTCCCCATGCCTGCTCACTTGATGTATCCAGTTCATTCATCTTTTTAGTCATGTCTTCCATGGACATGAACGAATTACCAACATCTATGATGTCATAAGGAGACTGCTTAAGTCTCTCCATGGCATTGAATAACTCGTTGGCTGATATCTTATTTTCATCAAGTGTAGTCTTGAGTCTGACCATCTCTGCATTTATGCTGTCGTCAATATTCAGCTCAGACATTACTGAGGACATCGCCTCATAATCTCTTTTCAAACCATCAAGCTTTGTCTGCTGTACCTGTATATCATTACTGGTTTTCTGAACCTTCTGATTCTGTATATCGTACTTCTGATTCACTGCGTCCAGCTTTATCCTGTAGCCATTGAGGGTATTCTGCAACTTCTGGAGCTTGGCCTGTTCCGCGTCAAGAGCTTTCTGTGCCTTTTCCTGTGTTGCATCACTGGGATTTCTCGAAACCTTATACGATCTCGTCTCACCGCCATTGTTTGTATTCCCACCCCAATTAGCTGTTGGCCTTGAGTTGAATACATCCTGCATAGTTTCTTTGACTTTTTTCCATCCGGTCGTTATTTTGGCCGTTTCAGCAGTGCTCTGCTTTGATACAGTCTGCATCTTGGAATTTATCTCACCAACCGCCTTGCCTGTTCCGCTAACAGTCTTCGTAACCTCTGACATCTGCTTGTTATATGCAGCACTCTGCTCTGTGAGCGTCCTGAGGTCTTTTGACATATCCTTGATAGGCTGCGTTATCTCATCCAAGGCACTTGCTATGTCCATGGTCTGTGCTTCAGTTCCCTTGAGAGTTTCGGTAATATCTGAAAGAGCTTTCTTCAGCTCATTGGTGTCAGCAGTAAACTTGACGGATATCTCCTCTATTGTCATATTCTGTCCCACCTCCTTCCTTTTCGTATTTCATTATTTATTTCTGGCTCTTCGCCACATATCTGCGCATAATAGCCTTGTACTTCTCAAGCTCTGCCTGTCTCTTTTCTTTCTCGTTCCAGTATGGGAATATATCTGATACATTTATATCTCCATCATTCTTCCATACCCACATGGATATAAGCTCAGCCTGCCTGAATGCTATGTTGGCTTCGTGCTGGTGCTTCCTGCGTTCCCGCTCGTTGTAGATCCTTATCATGTCCACAAGCTCACCCCAGGTATAATCCAAAGCCTCAGAGAAGCCCACACCAGCTATCCTTGCTTCAAAGAGAAGCCTATCTATATCATAAGGGAGTGCTGTCTGACTTATCCTCGGAATCGTTCGCCGTTGGGGTCTGTCCACTATCCTTCTGCAGCTTCTCTACTCTTTCCTCAAGGCTGTCAAACATAGTCTTATATGTTGTATTGATACTGTTTACAACACTATTTGCCTGATCCTTCTTGATAATTCCGGAATTAACTGCAATATCTGTAAGGACCTTTGCAAAGTCCTCAGCTCCGCTTCTGCCGTTCTCAACAAGCAGATCGTAAAACTCCTCTCCATCTGTGATCTCGTTGTCATTGCCATTGTAACCCAGAGCTATGCCAAGAATATCAACCGCTCTGTCTATATCATCTACTGCACCCATAAGAGTTGCCAGCATGTTCTCTTCGTACTTCTCCTTGAGAATCTTCTGACCACCTGCTGTAAGTCTCAAGTGAAACTTCTTCTCTGCTCCATCTACCTTGAGTTTGATTTCCAATGTCTGCATATCTGCTTTACCTCCTAAAAAGGCAGGGAGACCATTCCCCCTGCCTGTGATGTATCATTTCATGTTATTGTGTTTAAAGTTTTTACGCTCCTACTGGATCCGTAACCTCCCACTCACCCTGAAGGTTTACAACTGCCTTTGCCTTAATGAGGTTGTTGACCTCGGCACCGGTAACTGTCGTTGTAACATATCCCTTATTCTTGAATACTGTCTTGTCAGGGAATGTGACCTCAACATCAACTATAGCCCCAGCATCCTCAAGGCCCTTGAGTATACGATAGTCTGAGGTTGTTGCTCCATTGTCATAGAGATACTCTACCTCCCAGCTATCGTTCTCCTGCACACCTGGAACACTTTTCTTTGACTTATCCTTGAAGCATGTAGCATCAAGTGATGAAGGTGTTCCTCCAATGTCTCCTATCTTTGTTGCATAATTAAGGGCTGTCTTGCCTATCTTGATATCAAGACCTATTGAGGCAAGTCCCTGCTTTGGTGTATCTGCCATTGTTTTATACCATCCTTTCTGCTTATGAAATAAGCCTGTTTGTTCTTGTGTCTACTTTGCTGCTATATCTGAGAGTCTTTCTGCAATATCCGCTGGCATCAACATTATCTCCATCGTCATCCGGGCTTTCGTAGTCCCTGTTGAATCCAAGATCCACCATCTTCTCATCAACCATCAGCATGATGGATATGCATTCCTTAAAGGTTCGGCTCCATATATCTATCTGAAAGCCCAAATTTTCAACAACACTGTGCATCCCTGTGCCAGTATTTGCTATCTGAATAAATGTAACCAACGGAACATAACTTATAGACTTTGGATATCCATGTTTAACCTTTAATTCGTTATACTCTATGCTTTCAAGCAGCTCCTTGATCTGTTTTCTTGCATCTATCATCTAGTGATCTTGCTCTCCATTCTTACCGCTGATTTCAGCCTTTCTACTATGTGTTCCTCATTGTTCTTCATAGCCGGATAGAGGTATGGCTGTGGTGCCTGTCCTCTGGTTAAATATCCTATAACCTCACCATCCTTCTTTATCGGGATGAAGTGATATTTTTCAGCCTGAGCCTTATCTATCTTGTCAACAGGTATCATCCATGGTGTCTGCCTGTATCTGAGGTCTATTCCCTCAATCTTAAGGCCTGCCGCCTGTCCAACAGGTCCTGTGCCAAACTCCACATATGCTGCATAGCTCGCATTGTTGTATACCTCACCAACAATCTTATCCTCTGTCTCAGTAACCCTTGTCTGTATCTTCTCTCTGAGATATCCACCATCAACAGGCGCAAGCGCTCTGGCTTCTCCTGCTATGCGGTCGGCTTCCTGTTCTACAATCTGTTTTACATTGCCGTCAATCCCACTAGCAAGTTTATCCAGAGCGCTTATGAGTGTATCTAATCCTTTGATTTCAATAGGCATATCTACTTCACCCTCTCTATGATAACAAGACGATAAGATGGATAAGGCTTGATGGATTCCACGTTGTACATGTTATCGCCCACCTTCACCCTGTCTTTTTCTTTCAGACTGATGGAGTCATCGAAAACACATCCCTGAAGCATCTCGTTAACACGCTCACCATACTCAGCTACCTCAACCTCTGAAGATATAGGACTCCACAGAATCCTCTCAAGGATTCCTGATGGATCTGTCTCATATCCATATGATTCATGTCCATACTCATCCTCTTCAACATAACTACGATATATCCCGCTATTCTGTCTCTTCTGTGCTATCTTTCTTCTTATGCTTGACATATACCCTCCTGTATCTCTTGAGGCTGTCCAGGACCTTATCAACCTGTGTATCAAAGCTCTCTCCTGTGAGATATGTAGTATTCTCGGACACAACGCCCTCTGAATAGCTCTCAGACTTTATGTGCTTGTCAGCCTGGTCTCTCTCATAGAGTATAGCTGCGATCTCGACCGCCTTTGAGGCAAAGGCTTCATCAAACTGCTTCACATTCAGAAACAGAACTATCTCATCCTTCGCCTCTTCCAGATAATCGGTAAGGATCTCATCGCTTATATCCTTATCAGAGCCTATCTTCCTCTTAAGCCTTGCCAGTGAATCCATCATGTATCACCTCTCAGTCGGTCGCTTTTGTGGCTGTCTTTGTTTTCTTCTGAGGCTTTGGCTCTTCCTCTGCCTCGGTATCCTCCACCGGCTCATCCTCTGCCGGTGCCACGCTGGCCGGCTCATCCTCTATAACAAAGGTCTTTATGTCCTTGCGGCAATGCTCTACAACACGCTCATTCCGGCAAGTGAAGCTGTGTCCTGTGATAATATTCTTTATAATAGCCATATCTGCCCTCCTACTTTCTATTTACTGTGAGAGTTGCAAGTGCATCCTTCTGCAGTACCTTGACACCACAGAGGTGAAGTCCCTTGACAGCATCTGAGAAGTTGCTCTCTGGTCTGTAGCCCTCTGTCTCAGTGATCTGCTCGGCAAATGAAGCACCAGCATTTGTACCGCCAAGTATCTTGTACTTTGTACCATCGGTGTTTGGTGTATTGTTTGATACATAGATCTGGAAGCCTGCAGCAGCTCCGATGTGTCCGCCCTGAAGGATTGCCATGTTGACATCTGTACCATTGCCAACGAATCTTGAATCCTTCTGAAGGAGTCCATGATAGAATGGCGGCACTACTACCCAACGGCCTACGAGCGGAACATTCTTCTCTGTGAGCTCTGTTCCAAGATCTACAAGCAAGTCATATGCATCATCCTTACTTGGAACAATTGGAGACTCATCACTTCCGACTGCTCCGGCAGCACCGGCTACCATGATTCCTGCAAGCAGTGAATCAACCGTATCATTCAGACCATATGCGGTTCTTGCCATAGCCTCGTTCATGAGCTTAGGGTTAGTCTGCGCATTGTCCACATCCTTGATGGCAAAATTGAAGTAATTTGCCTGATCAATAACAAGTGTATTCTGCTCACCTGTAAGCTCCTCTGGATCATCAATCTTTGCTCCTGTATACTTCTTGATCGTGATGTCACCGATCTGGTTGATCTTTACAGTATCACCATACTGCTTGATCTCGCCCTCATAGTCTCTGTTGACAAGTCCTGCATATACATGGATCTTGTCAAGATGTGCAAGAAGTCTTGCACTCCAAATCTGTGGAATAAAATTCTTTACTGACATATTTCATCGTCCTTTCTTACTTGTTCTGCTTGAGCACATTCTGCACCTCATCCCAGTGTGCATTGATCTCCTCGGCACTCATAGACTTAATGCTATCCATGGTTATTGTCGTGCCCTGGGTCTTATCCCTTGGTGCTGTGCCTCTCATTTTGTCGCTTACAGAATCCGCAACGGCTGTTCTGAAAGATGCTTCAAACTTATCAATCTTATCCGCTGTCTCTTCTGCTGTGTCGCCTGTCAGAACATCAGCAAATGAAGCATCAAGCCCTCTCTTGATCAGCTCCTTGCCTGTCGCAAGTACAAGCTGCTGTCTCTCAAATTCTTTTTTCTCAGCATCAAAGGCGGCCTTATCCTTATCAAACTGATATTTTGCTCTCTGCTCCGCTGTCATCTTCTCCAGCTTCTTAGCCTCGTCAAGGTTTTCAATAGCCTCCTTGTCCCACTTTTCCTTGGCTGTAGCAAGTGCCTGTGTGACTCTTGCGTCCGAAGCTGACTGAACAGCCTTTTTGAACTCTGGTCTTGCCAAAATCTCCTCGACTGTCATAGTCTTAAGCACATCTTCAAGTGATGCTGTGCTTGTTGCCTGGTTCTGCTGTGCTCCCTGTGTCCGTGTACCAGGCTGTGTTGTTGCCTCACCAGTCTGTGCCTGTGTCTGTGTTGTCTGCTGTGTGTCTGCCATAACTTTACATTCCTTTCTGTGTGCCTGTCAGTTCATGCCTGCCAGTAGTCTATTGATATGTCCCCAGCAAGTTCATGCCTTGCTGTTGAGGTTTTAATGTCTTTTCCTTGACAATAAAAAAGACCATGTTTTTATCATGGTCTGAATTAGCTACTATTCTGTTTCTACTCCACTATTACCCAGTCTTCAGCAAGACAATCGTTTATACTCGGCACCCACATGGAGTGTGAACCATCAACACATCTGATCTGCAGATATGGGTTACACTTGAATAAGTCACCCTCGCTGATTCCCCAGGCTTCTGCGGTCTGCTTGTTACATGGTATGCCATCAGGATATCCCTTCTGAAATACAACAAACATTCCTTTGCCATTCCAACCCTTTCTTGCAACCCTGAAACCCTTCTTGAGCATCTCAATAGCAATTCCAAACGTCATGTTGTCGCATGGTCTGTATGCCTCATCAAACTGTTTCTCCGGTGACCAACTCTCATACCCGTCTGAATACTTGACAAGATATCCCTTATCGTTTGGATCCTCGTCTGACGGTATCGGCCAACCTCGGTAGTAGTTATACGCTCCTCTGGTCATCGGTCTTGCCTCAATCTGCTTTGTTCCTACATACTTCTTCATTCTCTTATCCTCCTATTTTTGTGCATAAAAAAAGCACCCTGCTACTGCGGAGTGCTTGTTATAACATATCTAATATTGCTGCTTTCGAAATGTTTCTTTCTACTTCTCTTTCTTCTGCATGCTTTGATTTGTCTGAAAAAAACTGTAAATTCATTTTATATCATTTTTAGGTTTATTTTCAAGTAATGGTTCACTTTCTTTCTTCTCAATCACATACTTCCTGTACCACTGTGCATAACTCATATTGAACGGAACATGAATATTCTTGTTTGTCTCTGGATCCCTTGCAGTTCTCTCTTTTGTAAAAATCCCATCCTCCGGGTATGCCATGGTTGTTGATCTGCAGTTTGGATGCATAGGCGGGAAGTTTACACCTACCTCTGCTTGGGAAACGAAGAATACCTCCTTGTCCAGGCTACGGCATATAGATGATGTCCTCATATCAAGTGTAGCAAGATAAATATACCTAAGTGTCCCTGCCGCCTTATATGACATCAAGGTGCCCTGATTACAACAGTGATTCACCTCTGTGCGGATAATACGATTTATCTTATATCTTTCGCTTACTACCCTTGCCTCAAGTGCCAGCTCCATATCTCTGATACTCTGTCCTGTCATAAGGCCCTGTGTTATAACCTCTTCAAGGCTCTCTGCCAGCTTCTTTGTATTCTTCCATACCCGCTTTGAATAATTGGAGCCCGCCCAATTGGTTGCTATTGCCGCCTGTACATCCCTGTCAGCCAACTTCGTGAAGTCAAAGCCTGTCTCTGTTCTTCTCTGCTGGTCATAGATGCTCCTGTAGTAGCTCTGCTCATATGTATCTATAAGCCTGTCTGTGAGCCTGTAATGAGCCGCAGAGCCAACTTTATATGCCTGTGCATGTATCAAATCCTTTAGTGCCTCAAGACGTGATATCCGAGCCGCATAAGCCGGAGCATTGAGCCTTGCGAATATAGCCTGCCTAGCTACCTCCTCCTGACACTGTGCAAGTGTGATCATAAGATTGCGGCGCATAGTCTCCGTCTGTTTCTCATTAAGAAGCCTCAGAGCGGCATCCTGGCTTATTCCTGAATCACGTGCATACTTACCAAATATCTCTTCTATCTGTTTCTCCACAATGTCCACAGCACCATCAAAGAGCTTGTTTACATGCATGATATCAACATCGGCTCTGTCCTGAGTAAGTTTCTCAAGATCTACGGCTCTTTTCTCCCAATAGTTGTCGCTCATAGATCACCTACTCTTTCTCGGGATCCTTTTCTTTGTCATCCTTGATAGGTGTCTCCATATCCTGTGCATGCTGACCGCCAAACGTGGCAAGGTACTGCTGCTGTTCCTCGGCTTTCTGCTTCTTCACATTCTCTATAACTTCATCAACATCTTTGATGAACCAGAGCTGTGAAAGAAGTGTCTTATCGTCCACTATGCCCCTGAGCTGAGTTACCATATTGATGATTGTTGGCTTATCTATTGGCATTGCAACTGTGAATACAACATCAAGCTCTTTCTTGTCTATGAGAGACATTTCACCCTTGACATTAAGCCAGTGGTTGTACATCTCGAATCTCTTCTTGAGACCTTTCTCAAGGCTCCTCATCTTGTTCTTCACAAGCATATTCATAACCATCAACTTGAGCATGAGGGCCTGTCCTGAGCTGTTACCGGCAAAGTTCTCATCTGTCATATCAACTGTAAGGGTCATCTTGTGTATCTCACGGATAATATCATTACAGAGCACTGAAACACTGTTTTCATCAAATGCTTTCTGTATGTACTCTATCTTTCCATCCAGTGGCAAGCCATCAATGAAGCGGTTCTTCTTCAGTTCTTTCTCGTCATCGTCATCTAATGTCATACCGAACATGGCAAGTATCGAATTGACGAACTTCTTCTTGTCTGTCACTCGGTCGCTGAAAAGCTCGTTGAGTGCATCCTGCATAGGAATGATCTGTTCAAAGTCACCCTGTCTCTCATCGTTGTTCTGGTACTCCACCACAGGAACCTCACCAAAGTAATGCTCCTGTTCGCTGCCCTCAATAAGATAGAACTCAAAATTATCAAGATCACGACTCCTGTATTCTTTTGTGTTGTGATCGTTGCATACAGTGATTGAATAATACTTTGATTCATTCAGATCTTCCTGTATCTCGTAAATGATTGCAAACAACTTATTATGCTCCACTGTATTGTCACGAACCATGATGCAGTTCATAGGACTCACTACTGTACTTCGTGGCTCTGGGTTTTCATCGCTGTTGGCATATAACTGCTCATAGGCTTCGCCATATATGCCTATAGCCTTACCTATCTTGGAATCTATCTCTGATATAGTCTCATTGTCGTATACGTCCTGTATGCGGCTTATATCAAGCTTCTGGGACAAGTCAGGATCATACAGCTTCACGCTTCCATTCTTGATGGAGGCTTTCACACCACCTTCAAGCTCCTTGCGCTGTTTGTCCGCTTTATCCGCTTTGTCGCTATTGTACTTGACCGGTTCACCAAGATAATATCCAAGGCCGACATCAACCACATATTTAGCATAGTTGACATTGAACCTTACAACATCATCATCGTCATCCGCTTTGCGTACAAGAATATCATGTCTGCCCTCATAGTAATCCTTACACTTAGCCCATCTGGCAAGCTGCCTTTTATGCTTCTGTATGAGGTATTTGAAAACCCTTGAATCTATGTTGTCTAAGTCCGGTACCATTGCCGGATCTATGTATATTGCCATCGTGCATATATCCTTTCTGCCATGTGTTTATAATCCCTTAGGTCTCTTCCTTGACTTAACACGGCTGTTTCTTCGTATATCCTCTATTGAGTACCTGAGAGCCGCCATGGCATCGTCAAAGAACGGCACAGGCTCATCGATGTACTCGTTTGTCTTCTGGTCAAGCTGCCATTTCCACTGTCTGATCTCGTCATATGTGTTTGTGCAGCTATAATGTATATGTATCTTGGGTATCTGCTTCAGATAATCTATCTGTGCATGTACGCTTCCCGGCTCCTTTAGGACTCCTCTGGCTCTCTTATATCCGGCTTTCTGCCACATCTTGATTCTGTCCGGCTCTGCTGAATCACAGTACATATTTAGCTTTTTATCAAACTGCTTTTCAGCTGCCATCTGTATGATCTCGTTCGTGTCTTTCTCGTACACATAGAGTTCTTTGCAGATGTACAATTCACCATCCTTGAAAGCCACCTCAAGCAAAGCATTTGCATGGTTAAATCCAAAATCCTGTGCATTCACTACATAATCGAAGTTGCTGTGATCTGTGTCAAAATCCTCAACAACATAGTTTGTAAGGATAAGGCCACCAACTTCGCCCCACTCCCCAAGTCCATAGACCCTATATCCCTCAGGATCCACCTTCTTACGTCTCTCCATTCTTGCCCTGTATGCCGCATCAATAAATCTGTTGTTGACATAGTTGCTTGAATGTGTCAGTACATTCTCGTCCTCAATATCAAAGAAGTTTTTCTTTATCCAGTGGGTAGCTGATACAGGGTTAAATGTCATCTTAATCTGATAGAACTGCCCTGGTGGCAGCTTACCTCTGAGACGGTCATCTATAATCTCAAAATCACTCTGCATAAGCTCCGTAGCCTCTTCTATCCATACATCCGTGAGCTTTCCACGCTTAAATGTGATAGATTTCAGCTTTTCACGCTGCTTATCATCATTTACCCCTCTGAATATGATCTGGTTACAATTTGCCTTGCATTCGATCATGAGCGGGTTCTGCTTGATGGTCCAGTATTTCTCATATTTATCACCGAACATACGAAAAATAGCACCCTGCAATTCTGCAAAAGTGCTATCTCTGTTTGTTATATCTGATTTTCTTACACATAATAAATTCCTGCCTGGATCCTGAAGGAGCCTGAGTATATAGTTTGTGGCTGTGTCAACACTTTTCCCGGATCCAGCCGAGCCTTTCATAACTATATATCTTCTCTTGCTCCTGTTCACTTCCTTAAATGCAGGATTAAGCTCAACTTTAATGTTCATCGTCTGCCATATCCTCCACTTCGGAATTATCCAGAGGTGTTTCATCACCATACGACACATTTATATTCAATGTCATATCTTCGCCCTCGGTATTCAGATTGATAATATCCTCAGGCCTCTGCCCCACTGTATCCCTAATGAACTCAGCACTGGCAATTGAGCCCTTGAGAGCTTTCTGGACCTGTGCTATGAGTACAGCGTCCTGGACCGTGATGTTCTTGCCCTTTATATCTGCTATGTTCTTTATCTTGTCGATATTAACCACAGCACCTTTATGCAGGCTCATGGACAGGATAGTCTCAAGGGCATCTTTCATCTGCTTTTTTGCAGCTCTTGTCTTACCTGATTTGACGCCGCCTTTCTTGCCCGCTTCCTGAAGCTCTTCTTTTGTCATGTCCTTAAAGCTCTTTCCCATCCGTTTCACCTGCCTTTCATATCAATCTATTTACACCTTATTCTTCGCTGGCTTATATGAATATTCATATCCATACTTCTTTGCGTTTCTGCTGAGCCACTTACTGAGATCCGCATCATAGTTGTCACTACTTACCTTGACGCTATGAATGGCTTTGTTGAACTCCGTAGCCTTAAAATGTGGTTTCTTTTTAATCGTATATGTTCCTGCTCTTCTTTTGCTATATAGCTTAGGATCTATACCTCTAGGCGGCAATGCGTTTCTGCTGCTTGCTGTTACCGCCTTTTGCCCACTACCTGCCCATGTCTCAAGGTCTGCCCCACTAAAATTACCCCATCCATTCGCTGGATGATTGTGTATAAAGTGCTTACCTTCGCTTTCAAATGCATCATAACTCACACTACCTCTGGAACCCTTATAATAATGTGTCACATACCCATTATCATCCACTTGGACTCCCCATTCTCGACCACTCTTGGTGTGCTTATCATTAAAATTCTTGATAACCCTGTCTATACTTCCTGTATTCTTTGAACCATTCATCCAGGCAGGAAACAACTTCTCAGATGACTTACCTCTTCCATTTGAAAATGATAGCCCCCTATCTCCTTGCTTTGCCCTGAATGCGTTTGCTCCTCTGCCACCCAATTGCTTTACCTCCACGAAAAAAGGACACTTCACAATGAAGTGTCCCAACGTACTATAACTATGTAATATCTATTCTTCCTCTATCGGGAACCACAAACTGCTGTCGTCATTCACGCACATACATAAAGGATTGTTAAATGCATCCTCCTCAGATTCCCAAAACTCTTTAAGTTTTTTATCTCCAAGCATTCCATTCTCATAGAGGTCATCTATATTCTTGAATGTTATCTCCTCATCCGTATCATAATTAACGATTGATGCTGGACTATAATATATAAAATAATCTCCAATCCTGAATGCCTGCGCTTTCTTCATATGGTGTAAAAATGTGTCCTTAAGCATATCTCCCACCTAACCTCTCTTAAATGCTTTATTGTCATAATATTTCACCTGAATACTGTCAGGGAATTTATAACCTATATCACCGCCATATACAAGCACTCTCTTTGGCCTGATGCGCTTGAGTGCTTCTGTCATTCCATTATACCACATCTGCTTATTTTCGTCATCCAGCTTGACTCCAATAGTTGACACTGAAACAGTTCCACCCTGTTGTATTCCATCAAAACAGAATGTATATGTTTCTTTCTCTGCCCATGAAAGCGTTGGTATAACGGTAATACCCACATCCTGCATCATCTGACCGATGAGACGGCTTCTGTACACGTTCCATATCTTCATAGGCATCGGCATGTCCATGTACAGACTGAAGTCTGGAGTAAATACACAGTCAAACTCTCTCAGCTTGTCCATGTACTGTTGTGGGCTGTTCCAGATTCGCTCAAACTGGTAGTCATCAATGTAAAAATGTACTCCACATCTACGCTTCTTTGTGGATAGAACATAATTGAATGATATCAGCTCATCCGGCTCTGCATTCTGTGCCTCGATAATTGGCATCTGATAAAATCCCTCTGCCCTTGCTCCGTCAAAATCATCAAGGTTATATTCCTCGTATGTTCGCTCTCGTTCATCGCCGTAGTATCCGTCATCCTCATCATCCTCAAGCAGGTCTGGAACATCAAAACCAAAGTCTGCCATGTCAAAATCCTCTATGGCTGTAAGCTCCTGGTTGAGCAAATCCAAGTCAAAACCACTGTTCATGGTCAACTTGTTGTGCGCCAGGATATATGCTTTCTTCTGCTGCTCTGTGAGCTCCGTAAGCCTTATACAAGGCAGTTCGGTATATCCAAGCTCCTTGGCTGCCAAGAGCCTTCCATGTCCCTCTATCAGGACGTTGCTCTCGTCGATTGCAAGCGGATCATTGAATCCAAACTCGCTGATGGATTGCTTTATCTGCTCAATCTGTTCCTGTGGATGCTTCTTTGCGTTCTTGGCATATGGTATTAACTTATCAATATCAACATATTCAATCTGCATATCTGCCTCTTCCTAGCTTCGATATAGGTTCGAAGCTATACTTTCTTTCTCACTTTCTTTGGAATCACGACCATGTAAAACGGCTTACATACACTCATTACTTCTCCGCCTAACTTCATAGTCGGCTGGATTTTGTATACCCTGGTGCATTTAATCAATACTCTTATCATCGCTATTGGTAAAGCCAATCTACCAAGTATCGGATGTATATATTCAAAACTATATTCAGGTCTCACAACCTCGAATCTTTTAATCTTACTCATATCTCACACCTCAAACAAAATAGCCCAGTGGGGGAGAGAATCAATAACGACATGTTCACATTTTACGATTTAGGAGTTTACATTTTAACCACTGGGCATAAGAAAAGGGACACAACCGAAATGGCAAACGGTCATGTCCCTTATGAATCATATATTTTTATTGTTCTACGATAGCATATATAAATGTAAGATTGTGTAATACTATATATAAAAGCACAGAATTTTACATTTTTTATGAGCTATACTTATAAATTTAGTATTTTTTTAGAGAACTCTTCAAGAGCCCATCCATGCATACTTCTTATATATTCGTATGTATAGTTCATTTCATCAGCAATCGTTTTAAGTCGCTTGTACTCAACATATCTTTTGTACAATATGTTCATATACTTTGTATTGCCGAGGCTCTGTATTTGAGTAATTATTTCATTCTTAAGCTTGGTGTATCTTCTGATATCTTTTTTTATTTCACGCTCAAGATCAACGTATCTGCCAACTTTATTCCCCATTAAATCTTGTGAAACACTTGTTTGTACTTTTTCACTTGAGTAATCAAACGCTCCTGTACTTAGGGCCATTTCCTTAAGCTCATCGTATTCTTGCTGTTTCTGTCTGATCTTCACATCAAGAAGCTCCACCTGTTTCAAATACTCTTTCGCTTTCACCGCCTCACCTCCTACTTGTTCTCCCTGATGGTGAAATCCAAGCCTGTTTCTTCCTTTAGTGTCTGTATCAAATCATCCCATATGATATCCCCATCACATATAGCTGCTGTCTTTGAATTAAATCTTTCACAGAACCTATCAAGCCTCTTCTGTCCAAAATCGAACTCATCACGTAAGACCATGCAGGACATAATCAGAATCGTGTCTATCGTATTTAACTTGATCTTATATACTGACTCATCAAGCTGCTTCTGGTTGACCTCGAGCGGAACAAACATGGCTCCTCTGGTCTTCAGCTCTTTCTCTGCCGCTTCCATGCCCTGTGTCTTGATGACATTCATCAGCCATGCAGCCCCCGCCATTCTTGCTTCGTGTAGCTTTCTATCTGATTTTGCCATCCTCTCACTCCTTCCGCATGAATCTGTTCATCAAATGGTTGTCAGGAGCCATCTTCATTCTGAATCCTATCTGTCCCTTATTCTCTATCACTCCCGGATCATTGAGCTCTGCACCGTCAAGAAAGCTTCGGAGCTTCTTCATGCAGTCCGGACATAAATCCTTTGTCTCTACTGCATCATCGAACACATCAACTATCCTTGCCCTCATCGCCGCTCCGTGTTCAAACGGCAGGTCATAGAACCCGCCGCATCTATCGCATTTGCCTGCATATGCCATTCTATACGCTATCCTTCCTTGATTCATAAGGTTTTGGCAACTTTCCCCAGGCTACAACCTTATCTGTAATCTTTGAGTATTCGTAATTATCACAATAATCATGTACTTCATACCAGCCCTGTGGGATCCACCAAGAAATACCATTTTCTGTATACTCCCACCCATCTAAGATATCATCATCCACGTTCCATTCTAAATCTTCCAACGAACAATTGTGATGTGGAATATATACCGCCTTAACAACTCGACTGTATATTTCACCTGTTATTATTGAGGCTTTTTCTATCGTTACAAGAACCTCATCTGAAGTAGTTCCCTTTTCACATTTGGGAACTGTGTCTATATTCCATTTGGCCATTATGTATCACTCTCCTTCACTCTGATCTATCGCCTGTCCACACGCCGGGCAATAATCGTATTTGTCATAATCAATTTCATAGCTAACGCCACAAGTGGGGCAAATCCATGTGTCATATACAAGATTTCCGTCAGGATCATACCCGTCACCTTCAATGTCTGGTTTCTTCGGTATCTGCTTTTCAAGTCTGTATTGCCATTTTGTTGGCTTTGTAATCATCTTCTGCAAACTTGCAGTCGTTCTTGTCATCCTCAAGCTGCATAAACAATCTCATATTTTTCAGCTTTTCTACTGCCTCACGTTCTGTCATATATTATCCCTCGCTTTCCGGCTTATCACATCGCTCAAACTCAATAACCCATACCCACGGATTTACATTCCATCCGTAGCGGTCAAGGTCGGATTTCTTGATGGTGGAGTCCCAAATACCTATAAATGATGTGAGTATAGCATTTTCATCAAACTTGCCATTTAGATGAACATATTTATCTGCTCCCTCAGTTAAAGCACTCTCTGCGCTGATTTCCTGCAACCGCTCCACCCTCACATCCGTAACCTTAAGCCAGATACGTGCGGCTTCTTTCGGCATATGGATGGACGGGTGCCATTTCATCTCAATTTCTTTTCCCCCCCGGTAAAACTTCTCTGTATCGGAGTAGTCCGCACGGTAGATATACCGTTCTAATCCTTTGCGCCATGTTTCCCGGACATACAGGATATCATCTGTGTGATATGGTGGATTCCACCTTCTTTTTAGTTCTTCATCCGTGATATCCTCTGGAAGTTTGTATTCATCTCCCCAGTTTTCATATGCTGTTTTACTTGGATATCCCCAGGTACCGCAATCACCCCCTGCGAATGTATAGCAAAGTCTGCCTTGCGGCTGTGGGTTCACAATTCTTCTGGTACAACTCTTTCTCCTGTCCAAAATTGCCCGAACCATCTCGGTATTGAATAAAATCGGTTTAATCGCCATCTATTCCACCTGCCTTTACAATCTCGATTGATAAATTCATTGCTTTTTCTTTTGCTATGAATCGTTTAACAAGTTCATCATTAGTAGCTGTCATAAGCTGTGCAGTTGAATAGCCATCCCTCGCCGTTTCCAGATGTTCCACAACCTTGTCCACATCATAGACGGTTGATTCTGCTTGTGCAAAGTTTATGCATCTGTCAATCATCTGTATCTCTGACATGGTGTTGATAGGTCTGCCATCGTCATTTTCATACTCTTTGAAATCTCGCAACTTTTCAATCAACTTATCTGCATCAATCAGTCTCATCGCTCACCCTCCTGTTCCATGCTTTAACTTCTTTTCTCTCTGCGGCATTGTAAGAACCCGCCCATGTTCCACCGCTTCTTCCGTGACAATTACAACAAATAATCTGTGCCCAAAATCCCTTATCTTCTCCCGGAATTCGTTCATAATTCATTTCAGCTTTCCCACCGCAAAACGGGCACGGCTTTAATTCTTCACTCATTGTTCATCACTCCTCAACCTTCCTTTCCGCCTCAAGCCATCTGCGGGTACATTCTATGCAATGTTGCTTACCCCTCTGACACACAATCTCGTCAAATCCAATCTCGTCAAATCCAACCTCACTCGGACACATGATTATCGGCGCAAGATCCGCATCACCAAGCGACCTGATGTAGTCGCCGTTGGTCATCGGCTCATAGTTGTCAACTGCATTCTTGGTGCAGTGTGCGCATGGTTCCTGTGACTCGTCTCTACCTCTGTATTTGCATGTATGACAGCTTTCTTCTCTTACAGGTCTTATCTCCATCGTATCCCTCCGTTCTTGATCATGTTACGGATATCCCACGTACTAAAGCTCTCAAGATATCCTGACACGCTCTTCATAACAACATAGCGTCTATGTACCTCCATGATGGTCCATCTTTTCCACACCATCACCGGTATATAGCCTTCTCTGTCTCCTTTGGTCTGTATCCTCACCACCTGCCCAGGACGGCAGATGGTGTTGTATATTGCGTCTATTTCAAAATCCGTCATGCTCATTCTCCTTTTACTCGGTCAGGAACTTATTGATGAAATACTGCTGTCCTTTGCCTGTTACCTTTGTTGTTCTAGTCTCCCTGACAGATCCATCAGAATTAACAACAGTGCTGATTTTTACCTCGAATAATCCCATATCCATGCTTCTCTGAGTTGGTGCGTTTCTATCCGTTCTTTTATTGCCCCTGATCAAATATCCATTTTCTCTCAGCCACTCATACAGTCTGTTCTGTCCAATATTGACACCATTCTGTTTCAATATCTTGGCAAGTTCTCCGACCAATATCGATGTATGACTTGCGGCAACTGCATCAGCAAATATTGCCTTTGGCTTCATGGTCTCTATCTGCTTGTCCCTCTCCAGAATCTTGTTCTGAGCTACCTGTAAGGCTCTGGCCATCAGTTCATCATCCGACATGGTTTCCTGTCCGGCTATGTACCCGCCATTCTTGCGGATGGATGGAAGCACCTCACTTGTCACCCAGCGTTTGAATCTATGCAGTTTTTCTATTCTTTCATCTACAAGGGAGTCATTTTGTGACACACCCTTTGCTTTCTGCGGCTGCATTTGAAAAAGTAAAGAGTACAAGCCACTTTCATTGATAACTATCATGTTTTGTTTTCCGCCCGGGGTCTCAATTTGTGATATTCTCTTGTCATCATCATCCACACTGGAAAGACTTCTCCTGTAATTTGTGTCTCCAAATGACTCACAAACATCCTTTCCGACAAGCCAAGGCTCACCATTCTCTATCAATGTTCTAATTTCCCCAAACTCCTTGTTCTGAAATATCTTTAATTCGTTCATGTAATCAATCTCCTTTTCTTCTTGTTTTTTGAATCGGAGCACCTTATAATTAACTTACAAGGTACTCCTTGCAATAAGACAATTTCCTTGCTGGCTAGGCGAATTGGGATTGTCTTATTTTTTTGTCTCTTTCATCTGATGTAAAATCAATCAATAGTTCAACAAAGTCCTTGCTCAGACTTTTGTTGCCTCTTAAATTGACTATTGCCTCCTGAAAGGTTTCATCTGGCAATTCAACCATCAGCTCAATAATTTCCATAAGTTCAACCATATGTACACCTCCTATTCTTTACGCCCATTTCGGGCGTATTTCTTTCACGAAGTATAGCGTACAATATGGGCGTAGTCAAGTATAATTTAAGTGGAGGTTATATGTATGTTTGGTAAAAGACTCCGTCAAATACGTATGGAAAATGGCTTTACTCAGCAAAAAACTGCTGATTTACTTGGTATAACCTTGCGTTCATACCAAAAATATGAACAAGGTGAGCGTTCTCCATCTCTGGATTGTTTAGTCAAGATAGCGGACATCTTCAATGTATCTCTTGACTATCTGCTGTGCAGAGATGCATTTATTCAATCTCACGCAAGATCCTCTGATGAATAGAAAATAAATCCTCTAGGTTATCCCATATTTCAAAATCACCGGTTCGGTCTCCAGATTCTATCTTTTGATAATATCTGAGACCGATACCCAAATAATCGGCAACTCCCTGTTGTGTCATTCCTTTTGTCTTTCTGGCATTCTTCAAATTATTTCTCATAGTAATCACCTCAGTTCTCTTACTGCTCCGTTATTTACAACCGTACCTGAAAGTACGCTTGTAAAATCCCTGTTGATGCTCCACCGCCTCCGGCAAAGTTATCAACGATAAGCTCTCCGTTTATCACTCGTTGCCCACCTCCAGGAAGTCAAACAACGTCGGTGAGTCAACCTCATTCTCCTCTGCCTGTAAATATCCAACACCATCTCTGAAGTAATCCGGATTCAGTTCACATCCCTTACCGAACCGGTGCATTTTAACCGCCATCATTGGTACTGTCATAAGACCGCCGAACGGATCATATACCACATCGCCCGGATTGCTGTATCTGTTGATGATCCTCTCAACAATATCAAGCTGCAACGGGCACACGTGCATCGTTGCCCTTCGTCTGCTCTGTGTCGTGTTGAGCGTTCGCATCCTGTTGATGTCGTCCCATACCTCAAGCTGATTCCAGGATCCTGGCGCTACAACCATGAATGTGGCTGGAAGCCTGCCATCTGTATCCAGGTACTTCGCAAGTGCCACATGCTCCTCATAG